ACTCATCAATAAATCCTTCATAGTTCCATTCCATTGGGATAAACAAAGAATATAAACCAGAGCGTGTTTGACCATTTCTATTTCTTTTTGTGACATCACTGTCGTTATACAACTTTTTAAAATTATCTCCACCTTTATCAAGAGCATTGCTCGTTGATCCCATCATACACTTACCTATAATTCTGCTACCTAACCTTAAACAGGTTTTAGTAACTCGCCAGTTGTTTAGAATATTATCAGGTCTTTCCCACTTACCACTTTCATCGTGAACTAACAAGTTAAGCTTTTCACCGTCATAACTGTTATCACCTGTGTTTTTCCAATCAATAGTAGTGTCAAGTCCAACCAGCTCTTCCTGCTTTTCGTTCGCAGTAATTTTTCTACGCGTAAACTTACTTGCAGGAACTCTATAAGCAAGTTCACTTT